ATAAGAGCACGACCAGCATAATAACGGACCAACAAATAAATGATTAGTGACTTACCACTAGCTGTAGGAGAAATAAGAATACCACGATTGTGGCGAACAGCGAGAGCGAATGCTCGTGTTTGGTGATCGTGTGCTTCAAACGGTAGATTGAGGGATTGCGCGAATTCTTTAGCTTCTGCAAGGGAAAATTCCTCCGTGTCAACAAGCTCTGAATCTGTTTCTATGCTATAATCGCGTTCTTCACAGAAACGCTTTATCTCATGTGCAAGTCCTGCATACACCTGCATGTTGCGTGAGTTCAGCAGACGAATCTTTCCGTCCCAGACTCGCGCTTTATATTTTGGTGAGAACTTAGCTCCAGGAACCTCGAATGTCAGATGTTCTGCTAGCTCGCGCGCGATGCCCATATCGCCATCGACGCGCAACCATGCTTCGTTTACCTTCTCGAGCTTTATATCAGAATCCATTCGTGAACTTTCGCCACTCGATGGCCGACTTGATATCGTAGCCTCGCTTATGAATACATTTCATGATCTCGATGATCACTTCCACCTTTTCTTCGAGCACTGCGATGCGCTCATCCATCTTGATGAGATCGCGATCTGAATCTATGTAGCCTTGAACTTCGTTCTTCAGCACCTTGTTGAGAAATGGATCGCGACCTATGCGCTGGAGATCTTCTGGATTGTTTAGATTGCCTAGATAATAGTCGCGAAGTGTGCTATAGTGCGATTTCTTCTTGATGACGATCGCACGAAGTTGACTGCGAGTCTCACTCAGCAGGCGATTGTACTTGGCGTGTAGAGAAGATATGTTTAGTGAGTCGGCGTCCAAGTTAAGATCATCGTACTTGGCGTCTTTTTCCCACATCTCGTAGAGTTCTTCAAGGGTCATTTTGTAATTGTAACAGAATCATGGTCAGTTGTCAAGATATTTTTATCCTTGACAAGTGATAAATTCATTGATATAATTGTGAATGCATCACGCCGATAAACTATTCAAAGACGTATCGACGATATCTAAATGAAACGGTGGCTTCTAGATATTCTATGGTTGTTATCGTAGATTCAAAAGATAACTCAGAAAGAGATATTGGAAAACAATCATAGAATTTTACCGTCTTATTATAGTTCTTATTGCTTGTAAGAATTGATAACGTGGCGTCAGAAACGAAGGTTGTTGCCGATCCAATCGGTCTAGAACCAACTTGTTCGTTCTTTATTCTTCGTGATAGATCTCTGGTCTGCAATAGATCTTCTGGATGTCCCAATCCCTCGATCCAATTAAAGATCTCTATATAATTAGCCAAATTTTCATCAACCTTAAATTTGACAAAGAGTGGATCAAAAGTGATTCTATCGCCTGGACGAGGCACGAACGCCAACGGTGTTGGCGATTCGATTGCACCAATGCTCACGGATGGTATCGAGACCGATTGACAAAAGTAATTAACTGCAGGAAGCCTTTTTATCGCGAAACGAAAACCGTTCTGACCAAGAAAATTTAGATTCGTTGGTTGATTTTCTAGAGCTGACATTAGATGATCTTTCTATTATGAAGTGATGCAACCAATTTCATCTTGTAGATCTCGCGTCCAGCTTTGTCTTTCTTGAGATGCCCAGCAGCTGCTTCTCTTTCGCTCACGTGAGTTTCTTCTGGATCTAAAGGATTGATGTTGATGGCCTTGCCGCGATACCATCCGTGAATCGATACACCGCGTTCTCTGGCTAATTTTTGCCAGATCTTCTGTCCGCCTTCAGAGTGTGATTTTCCGACCAGCGCGACGGCATGTCCAGATTCCAAGATCTTGCGATAAATGATGTGAGCTTTTGGGCCTTTGCCTGTCGAGTCTGCTGTGTCGATCTCAAACACCTTGGTTCCAGGTTTCATCTTACCTGTGAGCGTGAAATGAATCATTCCCGTTGCATCATCTCTCGCATGATATATACCTACAGAATCGACGTTTCTAAAATACAGATCTGTCTTAGAATCGACTCGACCTATGCGTTTACCGGCTTCCTTCACGGATAACTTGTGTCCAGTCTCATAAGAAAACTTCTCTTTTCTTCTGACGCTCGTGAGTAGAGGAGCTTCTATGATGAACTGCGTGAATGATTTCATGTGAATATTTATAATAAAAAAAGGGAGAGCCGAAGCTCTCCCAGTTTGCGGCTTGAGCCGTCTTTTTATTACATAAGGTTTGTAACCTGTACGAAGCGATAGTACACGTTGTAACCCTTGGTGTTTGGAGCACCAATGACGCCGTCGGCAGAAGACGTTGCGAATGGGTTTGCAACCATTCCGTAACGGGTCTTGAAGCCGATCTTTGGCTGGAACGTATCCTGACCAACGGCGCGAACCATCTGGAGAGGAACGTATGGGCAGTAGAACAGACCGGCGTCGAAAGCTGAAGAGCCCTTATAGCCGAGTGTGAAATACTGCTTACCAGCTGACGAAGAGAAGTATGGGTCGATGTAGACCTTGATACGTCCGTTGAGAACACCAGCGAAGGTGTTGCCCGTGTCGTCAACATTGAGGTTGTTAGCGAGAGCTGGAGTGTAATCCAGAACACCAGCCATCTGAAGAGCTGAAGCAACGTCGGATCCGCAGATCAGAACGTTACCCTTGCCTCTACGAGTGGCCTTAGCAATCTGGTTAGCTTCGCGCTCGATCTGGAACAGAAGTCCCTTGAACTTCTCAACCATCCAACGTCCGTTTGAGTCAACGTCGAGATTGAATGTACCAGCAGATGTCACGTTCTCCTGAGCACCAGCAGAAGCTGTGTAGTTGATGGTACGAACAACTTCTCTGTTGATTTCCGAAAGGATCTCAGCAGCGAGGATGTTCGACAGCTCTGTCTCAGCGTCGAGGCCATGGATAGCCTTGAGGTCCTGAGCCAGTTCCATCGTGTACTCAGCCTTCAGAGCGCGTGAAACGGCTGTGACGGCAACCTTCTCGATCGAGAAAGCCATTTCTTGGAATGCGTTAGCACCACCGTCACCAAGAGCTTCAGCAGCTGAACGCGACATACCGGTTGAAACGGTATATGACGTTGATGTGGCTGCAGATGCACGACCTGTTGGATCATTGGCTTCCTGCGAACGACCAGTTGAAGAGTTACCAACAACCTTACGTGAAGCAGTGTTACCAGCAGCAGAACCAGAGAAGGTTGTGTTGGCTTCGTTGAAGAGAGCTTCCGTTCCTGACTGTGTGCTGTAACGCGAACGCATTGCGAAGATCAGGCCGGTTGGACCTGTCATTGGCTGAACGCCGCAGATGTCATAAGCGATGAGGTTAGGCATCGAACGACGAACGAGCGAGATCAGAACTGGATCGAAAGTATCGACCGAGCCGTCACCAGCTGTTGAAGATGATGCACCCATGCTGTTGATTGGAGCAGTTTCGCCCAGGAGACCTGGAGCGCGATATCCGCCAGAACCAAATGAGTCTTCGCGAGCAGCCTTCTCCTGATTCTCCAGAAGCTGAGCAACTACGCTGCGACGATGTACGTCCTTGATTGGAGCCAGATCGGGATGTTCCAGGACTGGCTGCCACTTTTTCTGAATTGTCTCGTTCAGAGATTGCATGTTACTATTTCTCCTAATTTATTATTACTTTTTGATGCCGCGGGAAATTGCGGTCATATAAGCAGCCATTTCAACTGGAACCTGCTTTTCAGTGACATCGTCACCCACTGGTTCCTCATCGAGGGTTACGCTTTCGGTCAAAGTCCCGGCCGAAGACTTCGAAGGGAAGTAACTCTCACGAAGGGTAGCAATCTTGTTCTTGTATGTCGTGACATCTTCGAACTCGACTGCTTCAGAAAGTGACTGCAGCTTTGCAACTTGCGTGTCTGTCAGGCCTTCTGAAACTTCTGCGAACGCGATATCGCGCTCGAATTGCTTGATCTGAGCTGTCAGCTCAACATTCTTCTCGATCTCTTCGTTGACTGCTGACTCAAGAGCTTCGACTCGATCTGCGAGCTCTTCGGCAACATCAACAGCCTCGTCTGGAATGTCGATGTAGTGATTCTCGAACAGACCCTTGAGACCAGCCATGAATGACTCTACGATTTCAGCCTTGAGTCCGCGCTCGATGGCCACAGAGTTCTGCTCCATCCACTGCTCGACAACGTAATCGAGATACGTATCGACGCGCTCAACAAGCTCTTCGCTTACAGTAGATACTTCCTCTGACAGCGACTCGTCGAACTGAGCGTCAACGGCCTCGAGCTGCTCGTTCACCTTTGACAGAACAGCAGCTGTGTAAACTTCTGTGGCCTTCGTGATGAACTCTTCGGAAACTTCCATGCCAGCAAAGATTGCCTTGATGTCTTCTGTCACATCGATATCTTCTGCGGTGATCTTGATGACCTTAGACTCTGTTTCCTCGGCCACGCGACCCTTTGGATTAACAGATGAACCCTGAGTTGGATTCGTCTTGTCACCCTTGAACTTGTCGTACATTGCTGATACGTCGGCCTTCTTCATGCCTCCGAGAGCCTGCACCATGGCGTTGATCATGCCTACCTTTGTGTATGGCTTGATACCAGAACCCTGAGTCATAGGACCAGACTTCTCGCCTTGCTGCGCTACACCACCAGGAACTGCGGCCTGAACTCCGGTTGGATCAGCGACCTCAGCTTCAACGCCGTAGCTCGCCTTCTTTGCTTCTTGCATGTCGAGCTTTTCGACATTTGTGTCCTGAACTGACATATTATTATTCTCCCTCAGGGTTGTAGAAGATTCTTCTAGTTTATTTATAAAAACGACGCCATTTAGAGTTTCTTGAGGAACTTATTAAATGCGTTCAGAAGAACGGCTTCGCGCTGTTCCTTTGATGCAAATCCCTCGTTGATATCCGACTTGATCTGAGCGACTTCCTTCTCAACAAGAATGCCGTTATCCCAGACCCACTCTTTGCCTTCCATGATTCCGTTAGCAAGAGCTTGCGGAGCTGATGGATCAGCAACGATATCTGCTGCGGTAGCCAGATAGAAATCCTTCTGAACTTCCATGAGCTCACCGCGCTTGACGAGCGAGCCCATACCGCGTGAAGAAAAGCCTAACTTAGCGCCTTCCTTCATCAGATTCTTTACGATGTTTCCGTATGGTGTGTCCATGATCTTCACGCGGCCGACGAAGTTATCGCCTTCTTGACGCAGTGACTTGATCATGTGTGATACGCGCTCCAGATTGATGGTAGGTCCTTGTGGATGACCAAGCTCACCATAAGCGCGGTTCTGTTCAACGAACTCGCGATTGTAACGTGCGACTTCGGCGGCTAGCGTCTCGGTAGGATACATGCGGCCGTTCTTGTTCTTGAGATTGCCCTGCATGAGGATACCTTCAAGAAAATACTGCTTCTCACCCGCTTCATTTGATTCAGTGATGATCTGAATGTTCTCGTTGACTTCGCAGATGAGTTTCATTAGTATTGCGAGCCTCCAGTGATAGAAACTGTCTTATGCAGCTTAAGAATGAGCGTGACGGGTCCAGATCCAACTTTTGTGATTACCACATTTGATGTTGCTTCGGCGTCACCGTTATCGATCAGACGCGAGTCTGAGAGATCCATGACGTGTTGTCCGTCCGTGAGAAGCAGAACGGTGTTAGATCCGCGTTGAACTTGCCAATACGCATTGTTTCCGCAAGACCACTCAGCTGAGACGATGTTCAGACGAGTGACGGTCTCGCCGGCTGAGTTTGCGCCGATTGTTGCTGTTGGATGATTGGCCTTGATGAATCCGCTCTTATTGAACTTAGCGATGACCCATCCGCCTTTATTGTGTTTGTTTACAATTCCCTCAGCTGCCATCATTCTTCTCCGAGTGAGTCAACAACGAACTCAAGAATACGCTCGAACGAATCTGCGCTCTCGTTTACAGCTGCGCGAAATACTTCACGATTGCCTGTGTTCAGTTGCTCGAACACCTGATGAATGGCTACGTATGTGTCTTCGTTGATCTCGATGAGATCGCCGTTCATAAGCTCGATTGTGATGACGTCTTCTTCCTCTTCAGAGATCACGGGCTTATTGACGAAGGCAGATTCTTTGAATCCTTGCACAGCCGAAGGAGAAGTACGAAGCGGTTTCATGTCGCCTTGTGTCTTGTCAGCGCGAGTCAGCGGCGTCTTGTTTCCCTTGAAACCGGACTTGTCTGCGAGCTTTGATGTGCCTTGTTGAATTGGAGCACGATCACCATTTCCTGGTTGATGCACAGTTTTACTTGTATCTCCGCCTTTGCTTGCGGCTGGATAGTCTGTCACTTCGCGAGTATGTGCATCGTAGAAATCCTGCTCGCCTTGAGCGCGAGGACGAAGCTCTTTTGCTTCAGGATTCTCTTCCTTCTTGAGAGCCTCACGCAGTTGCTTGAACGTCTTCATCCGATACAATCTCCTGTTCTGCGGGCTCTTCGTTAGAGCTAAACATTGTTGATGCGATCTCGATGCGCTTCAGTTCAAGGGCATCCTGAATCTTGGTAGCAAGCGCAGCACCGATGGCGTCACGAAACTCGTTCGCGTCCTGATTAGCAGCAGCTTGAATAGCGGTATAGATCTGTTCCATTATTTACTCCTCGTAGTCATATTTATAAAAAGTATGGTATTTTATATGTCACGCCGTTTATTATTACTTGTAGATGTCCAGCAGGATTTACAACCATCGCGTCATTTAATTTGACGCTGCTAGAAACGGTTGTTATGGCCGCGGTGTTAGCGGCTCTGACTGTCAACGAGCTGAACGAGTTTGATACAGTCAATTTTTGATTGTCTAATGCACGAATTGCCGTATTTGTAGAGGTCAGTGCTGACCAAGAAGCTCTTGTTGCGATGTAAGCATTTGTATTAGCAAGAGCCGCGCGCTCTACAGCTTTTGTTTGATAGGTTGCAACAGCATTAGCAACTTGCAATCTATCACTGATAAGAGATCTTAGTGCGGTGTTGGTTGAAGTTAGAGCAGACCAAGATGCTCCACCACCAGCACCAGCTACAGAAGCGATGTAGGCATTTGTATTTGCCAACGCGCTGTTAAATGTTGTTGTATTTACTTTGGTGGCGATATACGCATTAGTGTTTGCTAGATATGCTTTCGTATTGGCAACAGACATCTTCTGATTGATCAGAGATCGTACTGTCGTATTCGAAATAAATGTAGAGGTAAGATATGAATTGCTCACAGCGGCGATACCGCCAAATAATACTTTACTTCCAGAAGCCGATATCTGTGCAGAACCCAAATAGATCGTGCTGTTTGCTAACCAAAGATCTTTATATCTTGCTGTAGAGGAACCTAAGTTATAAACGATATTCGCGGTAGGTATCAGCGTTTGAGTTGCAACTGTGGTTGCAAATGTATTAGATAGTCCACCGCCGCCACCAGATACTGTGTTGGCTTGCCATTTACCAAGTGTAGAATTGTAGACAAGAGCTTGCCCATTAGTTGGCGCTCGAACACTGTTATAATCAACGTCGTCTAATCGATGAAGTAATACCTCACCAGAACCAGCAGGACCACCGCCAGCGGCTGCATTGAATGCTATCTTGGAAACGCGACGATCTATGTCTTGAGTGAACTGTTCTAATTTCTTTTCTAGCTTAGATACGTCTGCGTCATCTCCAGGATCACCCTTGTCGCCTCTATCACCCCTGTCTCCTTTCTCACCTTGTGGACCTATCGGACCAATAGCGCCATCTCTGCCAACAGCACCGTCTTTACCATCTCGTCCGTCCTTGCCGTCTGTTCCGTCGCGTCCGTCGGTTCCAGCAATACCTTGCGGTCCTTGCTCACCGCGCTCTCCACGCTCCCCTCGTTCACCAGGAATTCCTTGTGGTCCTTGTTCTCCTCGTTCACCTTGATCTCCCTTCTCTCCCTTGTCGCCGCGATCTCCTTTATCACCTTTGTCTCCACGAGCACCTTTCTCGCCGTCTTTACCTGTTGGACCTGTTGGACCAACATCACCGCGAGGTCCTAGATCACCTTTTACGCCTGGTTCTCCTCTAACACCTCTGTCGCCTTTTATGCCTGGAACGCCTATCTCACCTATGACTCTACCTAGATTAGATACAGTTCCGTCACTGAATTGAATGACGAGATTCTCGTCTAGAATGCGTGCATCGACGATGCTACGACCATCGCGCCCGTGTGTGACTTCTGGAATTTTTATAGAATTTATCTGCTCTATTAGCTGAGAGCGAACCTCATCGATCTCAGCTTTTGCGAGCTTAGAGGCAACAGAAAGTAGCTTTGCCTTTTCTAAGTCGTCCATAATCAATCATATTCCTTGATCTCTTCCAAGCTGTCTAAATCTTCTTTCGAGACCTTCTCTATCGCACGAGTCATGTTTTCGATCAATCTTTTGTCTTCTTCAGTCAATGGTTTGGCGACGAAGGAAAGCGATTCTTCTTTGGTCGGTACCTTTTTTGCACCAGGAACTTCGTGCTTGACCTTGATCTCCAGCTTCTGTGGTGTAGACTTTTCTTTCTGTGCTTGTTTAGCCTGATTGTTAGCAGCCTTCATCTCAGCGTCTTGTTGCATCTGTTGTTGTTGTGCTTGTTGATCATTTACTTCAGCTTCAGCTGCTGCCTGCACCTCACCTTCAGCAGCCATCTGTCCGTCGATTTCCTTGATGTCATCGTCGGTCTGACGAAGAATATTCTTGCGAATCCATTCGATAGAATAGTATTTTCCAGCATATGCATCGACCACACCAAGAACTGCAAGACGATTGTTGATCATGTCTTGTTCTTTGATCTCGGAGTAGTAGTTATCGCGCTGGAAGTTATATTTGATGTCGTTCTTGATATCCTTCCATTCTTCGCGGGTCATCACACCCTTGAGAAGCAGCTGGATCTCGAGAAGATTGTCAAAGAGATGCGTGAATCGATCGCGCAGTCTCGATGTGAACTTGGCGAATTTTACCTCGTCGCGGGTGATCTCGCCTTGGCGACCAAGTGAAAATTGACCTTCTGGTTCAAGACGGGAGATCGGAACTGACAGAGACTTGTAGAGCTTCTTGCGGAAGTAATCTACGTCATCCATCTGTCCCAGATTCTCACCGCCAGGCAGCGTGGTGATCTCAGTACCACGACCACCTTCACGACGTGGGAGCCAGTAATCTTCCAACATCGTCATAAACTTACGAGCGTCTTTGATCTCGCCGTTGTTCGCATCGTACACGAGACGATTCTTGTGACGAACCATCATGTCGCGAACGTATTGTTCTGCCTTTGCTTTAGGCAGATTACCCACGTCGATATAGAAGATGCGACGCTCGGGAGCGCGTGCGAGACGATAGATGACCACTGCGTCTTCGAGCATGCGCAGCTGATTCAGCGGCTTGATGGCCTTATGAAGATGCGACAGAATCATTCTGTTACGCGCATCCATCAGCCCGCTGTGTACATAGCTGATCGCGTCCTTCGAGATCTTCACGCCTTGTGTCAGCGTACCAGACGAGAGACCAGCTGGATTGAACAGATAGTATTCTTCGTAGGGAGGAGCAATCAGCTTTGAGTTCTGACCGACGACTGGCGTGCGCTTGAGTGGCTGGCGAACCTTACGAATGCGACGTGGATCGATGTAGCGAAGTTCTTGAATGCCCTTACGCGGTTGCGCCGTGTCGATCATGATGTGATAGAACAGACGACCGTCGATGTACCAACGACGGAAGATCTCGTATGCTAGATTGGAAAAGTCCAGGAGGCGAAGAACTTCATCGAATTCTTCTTGTATTCTCTTCTTTACACTCTCAGGCTGTTGGACGTCGTCAAGATTGAGAGTGATTGGCTCAGAGTTATCGTCTGTGATGATGGCCTCGTTGACAACGTCATCGATCGCCGACTCACACTCTGGATACATCGACATCTCACGATAACGTGTGACAAGCTCCGCTTCATTCTTAGCGGTGCCTTCCAAGTCAACGTATGTGCCGTAAGCGCCTCCAGGCGCGACTTCCATCGCGCCATCAAGATTGGGAGGAGGTGCGAACGAGGGAACCGCTACTGCGCGTTTCTCATCCTCGTCCGAAGTTCTTCCAATACGGAAGCCAAATAATTCGATCGCCATTTATATTCCTTCAAATT